CTTAGGTCTTTTGACGAAGTTGATGGTTTAGCCAGGTGCGCTTGCCTGCCCGAAAGGGGCAAGTGCAGACCTGTAACCATGTCAAATCTTCATCATGGACTTAATGCTGATTGGGTTGGTGCACAACTCCGAGGAAAAATGAAAAGTTTTTCTTCGCTAGTTGGCTCGCTAGGTGAGGACCCTAGGGTTCTGGAATTAGTTGGAGATGCCTTCAAGGCGACACGTAGTGTCCCAAAAGACTACCAAACAAAACTCCTATTTCCGTGGGCCCATCCCCATGAGCTACTCCTTTTCTCTGGCGATCTACGCGCAGCAACTGATCTAATCAATAAAAACTTGATTGATCACTGTGCGCAAGTGCTAGGACTAGGAGAGAACGGGTATCTTGCGTTCTCAAACAAAAGCTTCAGCTTTGAAAATAACATATTGCAAATTCAAAGTGGTACTTGCTTAGGTTTGGGAGGATCTTGGCCTTTACTGTCCATAATCCATGATCTGGCTATTCGAAGAATAGGTTTGATCAGAGGATCCTATATCATCAAAGGTGATGATATAATAGGTTACTGGACCAAGAAACAAATAATTTCATATGAATACTGGATAACTGAATTAACAGGTATGACCTTACAGCATATGAAAACATATATTAGCGCAAGACGTGGACTCTTCTGTGAGAAGGCATTCGAAATTTCAAAAGAGAAATCTATTGTCGACTTTTTCACAGAAGTGTACACTATTAGAATTAAATTGGAACGGCTTGAAGGCGTGATTCCTCTTTCTGGCATTACAAAAGACCTTGTAGTCAATCATAAAAACCAGATAGAGGTACTTCAGGCAGTTGAGGCTCTTAGTAAAGAGCGAGCCTCTCGCAAGATGATTAGAGCAGTTCAGCTCTTAAATCCACTTGTGTCCAAACTCCATAAATCGTACCCTGGTATTGCATACCTCCCATCAAATTATGGGGGGTTAGGACTACTGCCACCGCGCCAAATTAAATTGACTCGATATCTGGCAGCTTATGTCCGTGCGGTACACAATACCAAGGTCCGGGTTCCGGAGCTCACAATTAGAAACAAGCACTCTATTCAAAGTGCTGTCAATCGTGAATTGAATTCCTTCTTCTCCAC